TCGCTCTAAGCCCAGCGACTTGATAAAATAATCGACTGCGATTTTTGAGGGCAAGGGCGTTCCTGTTGTGAGTAAGGATCGGGATTTTGTACTCTTTGGGTAAACCATCCATGTACATTGCGAGGGTGCTTCTGAACATATCTCGATTTTCTTCGGTGTCTGTTGTGAGCGTTCCTTGCAGTCCTGGGTGGGTGAAGTGCCAATAAAGGTCAAGTGCGAGGGAGATTGTGGTGATTCCAAGTTGCCTTCCTTTCAGAATGACAAAGAAATGGCATCCATCTGCCAATCCTTTAGCCATTTCGTTCATTACATAGGTCTGAGAACCCATGAGGTTATCGAGCTTGCGTAAGCCTTGCTCTTTTGTTTCAATCTTGAGTTGATTACAAAAATGATAGAAATGCTTGAGATTAAAGTCGCTCATGTAGTGATCCAAGGCAATTTACCGTCAAACTTCTCCAAAATGCGCTTGTTGCCTTCAATAAAGAACTCAGGCTGTACGCCACAGCTCCCACCCATCCGAAAATGAAAAGTGTGTTTACCTGTAGCAGCAAACTTGGGAACAATACGGGTAGCTGCCTGATAAAACTGGCGATCTACCGTAGGATCAGGGCGGTTTAGCAAAATAGCCAATTGTTTAAGGTATTCTGTTTTCATACCCCACATACACCAATCTACAAAGCGATGCCCAGGGATATTCCAAGTATCGTGTAGCTCTCCGAGGGCTTCGCAGTTGTCATCAAACAAAAAGTTACCCTCCTTATCGTGAACTGATCTAAGGCTATAAGCCCAATCATAGCCCTCATCAATTTTATCCATGATACTTTTTACATGGTCGAAAGAATACCAATCATCGTCATTACAAAAGAAAGTAACATCCTCGGTAATCAATTGAGGCGCAGCAGCTAACCACCGTTGCCCCGCATATCCGTTGCCACCGATCTTGCCATCCCAGTAGCAGATCTTTACACACCCATTGGCGTAAAGCCTTCTGAGTTCAACAAAGGTATTAAAGTCCCCGTCACACAAAATGTAATGCGTAGGGGTTATCCCTTGTTGGCTTGCAATAGATTTAATGCAATTTGCTAACTCCGTTGGGCGCTTCCCGTTGGTTACGGTCACTACGGCACAGGTTTTCAATTGTGTTTATCCAATCTCTTTGTTTCAAAGTTAGGTAAGTCCCAATAAGCCACCTTTAAACGGGCTGTATGGTTCTTAGCAAGGCTAATTAAGCCATCGTAGGTCATTGGAGTGTACTTTTCTCGCCACTCTTTTGCCAAGGCTATCTTTTGCTTTTTGGTCTTGCAAGAAAGCGCCCTTAACATCTCTGTCTTATAGATCAGGCGCTCTGCGTGCAATTGCTCAATGCCTTGCATCCCCATCCTCTGGACCATCCAGTAGGGATTTGAGATAAGCAATTTCCTTTTCAGCTCTGAGTAAGAGCTTGGATGATTCCCCATGCACTCGCATGAGTTCATGAAAGATGGCATCTTTTTCCATCCGCCAGATCCGATCCATATATAGCTTCTTTGCTTGATCGTCTGCTTTAGAGATATATTGCTCTACGGTTTCCATCTTGCTGTTTATTCCGTTCTCCATACTCGCACTCCTTCTTTTTCTTTTCTGGCTATAAACTTTTTGCTTAACTGCTTGCCTGTACGGTAGTTGGCATTACAGACAATTTGAATCTTCCCCTGTGGGATAAAGAAACTTTCCCCACACTCCATGACCTTATATGGGTACACATTTCGCTTTTTCTCAGGGGGTATGGGAATATTTTTTTCTACTTCAATAGTCATGCTATTCTCCTTATAACTTAACTCATCATACACTACCATGATACACACATACAATGAATATCATCTAGGGGATAACCTAGTTCATCTTAATTACTTAAGGCGGGTTTGCAAGGATAACCCCGACCTGGAGTTCACCCACCACTGTAATCCAATGCACCACAGTCAACTAACCCCGTTGCTTGAGGACCTTCCTATTAGCTTGCAAGGGTTAAGTATTCCGCCTGGCACAGTAAACGCTTGGATTGGTAGGGATAACTACTTTTACAACCATCCTCTACAGCATGATTGGGTTAACTTTCATCTGGAATGGTTTGACCATCTGTCTAACCTTCTTGAATTACCTTCTCCTATGGCTTGCAGGGAAGATCTACTCTTTGAGTACCCCGCCTTAAACGCTCCCATTCCAATTGAATTTGATTACCTCATCATTAACGCCCTTCCGCAATCAGGGCAATTGCCAGACTTTGATGCTCAATTCTTTAAGAATCGGGTACGCAATCTTCTAAATGAGGGGTTTTCTGTCATCACAACGAACCCTACAGGCATGGGTTTATCCACTTTAGAGATGGGTTTGGATGTAACGGGAATCGGAAGCCTATCCAAATACTGCAAGCATATTGAGGGTGTTGCTACTGGTCCAATGTGGACAACCTTCAATATCTTCAATAAAGACAAGGTGTTAAGTCGGAAGTTCTATTGCGCTCACCAGAGCGTGAACTTAACCGACAACACAACAACGCTCAATAAACTGTAATTTTTTTTGGGGTGGACTCTGAAGGGGGTGCACACCTCACCGTACTCATGCCCAACTCAAAGGGCAAACAGTTAGCGTGCTGTGTGCGAAGTCTAGCCAATCCCTTTTGATACAAGCCATAGCGTTAATCAATCATAACTATGCTTAAGTGATGACAACCCCATATGAAATATTAAAGGGGACAGAGTGCGGGGAGTTGATTACCCTTCCAGGCTTCGGCATACCCTGTCTCTTATCTATGTATCTATCTACTAACATCCTATATAAACTAACCTAGACGATAGATGATAGCTATATAGAATATAGATGATAGTAGTATAGCTATGCCGATAGTATCAGACTATCAACTTAAAAACAACGATAGAAATATTTATTTATAAAACTGTTTACTTTTGCTTGATTAGTACCGTTAAGATGATTAGTATCATAGATGTATTACAACCTAACTACTAAGAGGATCAAATCATGACTACAGCACAATCAAACCGTATCAGCGTTTACGATAGCGTTACTAATAAAATCATCTCTCAACTTGAGGCAGGGATAGCTCCCTGGATCAAACCCTGGAAATCAGGCAGCGTAGGCGGAGCTGATCGCAATATTGTTTCTAAAAAAGAGTATTCAGGCGTTAACCGTTTAATTCTAGGTATGAGTGGCTACAGCTCACCTATTTGGGGATCATTCAAGCAATGGCAGGAAATGGGCGGGAATGTGCGCAAGGGTGAAAAGGGTACGCAAGTAGTTTTTTACTCTCAGGTTACTAAGAGCGAGATTAAACCTACTGATCCTAACCCCGAGAACTCTACCTATGCCTTGCTCAAATCCTATTATGTATTCAATTTAGATCAGATTGAGGGATTAGACATTACTAAACCTGAACCTGTGATCGCTACATTTAATCCAGTGCCAGCGCTTGAGGATCGTATTCTAAAAACAGGCGCTCAGATCTCGCATGGCGGAGGTAGAGCGTTTTATCGCCCTGGTACTGACAGCATTACCTTACCTGAGAAATCTACATTCTTGAGTGAGGCGCATTACTACGTTACAGCATTGCATGAGCTGACTCACTGGTCAGGCGCTGCACATCGTTTAGATCGTACTAAAGGTAAACGGTTTGCTGATAGCGCTTATGCTTTTGAGGAATTAGTAGCGGAAATGGGCGCTGCGTTTTTATGTGCTGATTATAAGATTGAGGGTGAGCTGCAGCACGCTGACTATATCGGCAACTGGCTGCAATGCTTAAAAAATGATAATAAGGCGATATTTAACGCTGCAGCACTGGCACAAAAGGCAGCCGATTACATCCATAACCTAGATGCAATAACTAACCAGGCAGCAGCCTAGTATCAACTGATAAGCGCTTAGCAATAGGCGCTTATCGGATTGCTACTGGCAATCAATACCTAACTAATCGGAGGATTTATGTTTAATGTTTACGGTAAGGGTTTTATCAACGATAAACCCGTAGATCTCAATACAGCGATCAAACTTGCTAAAGGTGAGATCTACCTATCAGATGATGATGAGAAGCGCTGCAGGTTTGATCTGACTACTGGCTGCGCTCAGTTTAAGATCCAGTACGGGTTTAGTTCAGTGTGGATTGAGAGGGTAGCAGCATGAGCCTACTATCTGAGATGTCGCAATATGGTTTAGCAGATTGTGAGTTCAATCGCCAGTTTTTTACACTTGATGAGCTGTATAGATCATATTGCTATAGAGCTGCTAAACAAGGGTTTCAGGCGTTATCGTTTAATTCGTGGCGATACTGTCATAAAGCAAATATCACGCTGTAGAGCGTTTAAGGGTTTAGATGATACTCACCTATCATCTACCCTTATTTATCGCCTTGGCGCTTGTTTTAAAGTGTTTTAAAGGTATTTAATAGTTTTATCTTACTAACCTAACTAATTTTTGAGGTATTTATGAGAAATAATGATATTTATACTATTCAACGCAAAATCTTTATAAACAAAGTGCCATTACGCATGAGCGTATTAGGCGTGCTGCGCACACACATACACACGCACATGGTGATTGACTGTTTATCGGCTATTGGTTTGCTGGCTTTAGTAGTTTTTGCTCTGGCATTGTAGGAAGTCCCCAAGTGAAAACCCCAAGAGCTAAGCACCAAACCCGCTTTAGGGCGGGATCTTCAAAAAAGAAGGTGGTTATCGTTTATCAGTGGCACTTAACTAAAGCGGTGCTGTCCAGTAACGGTCCGCCAGATGGTAGCTGCCTTGTTTATCCCTATCCATCACCACAATGTTTAGGAGGGCTGGGTTATAGCCCCGTAGTAGTTCGCTTTAATGGTGGTTTTAATGGTGTGTGGTCTTAAATCGTTATGGATGCCCCCATCGCATAACTAACCTAAAACCACCACTAAAACAAACTTAAGCGCATTAAACCACAGTTTTTTAAAAGGAGCAACAAAATGAGTAAAGCAGATCAAGATGCAGCAAAATGGCAAGAAATGAACGCCAGGAATCAAGCCCGTAATTTAATTAAAGCGAAGGAGCAAGGCGATGCGTATTACATCAACCAGTTCGGTGAAGTTGTTATCCCCCAAGAAGGAAAACCAGCAGTCATTGTTACAAGGGATGAGCTTTGCGGAAAAACTACACCTAGAGAGAATTAAATTAGCACATAACGCAAATAATGTAGTAAAGTCATAACTGTAGTAATCAAACCCTAACTATTTAATAAGGAATAATCATGCACCTATGCAAGGATTGCACGCAATACCAGGAGCGTACAGGCTATTGCCTACGCACCTCTCACACTGATCCCGTTACAGGCGATCACAAATACTATTACGCAAGAATTGAGAGAGAGTACCAAGTAGCTAATGGCTGCGGGTTACTAGCGCAATTCTTTACCCCGATCCGATCCCTCAAGTATTCCAGTGAGGAATTAGATGACCTCTCTACCATACCTTTTGGTAGATAACCTAACTAATGGAGTTAATCATGGCAAGAACACCAGGCAGTAAGAATAAACCTAAGACACCTTTTCCAGTGAAGGCAGTTGATAAGAAGATCAATGATGTTTACACCAAAAAAGAGGTGGATCGTCTTAAAAACTTAGTTGCAAGGCAAGACGATCAGATCATTCAGATGTGCGATGAGTTGAACGAGTTTAAAAAGAGCATTGAGGAATCAGATGAGGAAATCTCAGTTCTTATTGGTCGCATTGAAAGCTATCGTGAGATCCTCAAAACACTATTGGAGATCACAGAATGATTTACGGGATAAGATTTAGACACATTGAAGGTCTTGTTATTTTACAAGTTCTTGAAAAGACAACAAATAAATATGACACATATAAAACTGAAGATGTTTGGCGTGATGGTCAGCCAGAAGATTTATTAGAGGTTGCTATGTATTGCAAACCTTATGCAGCCGTTTTAGATACGAGATTAGACTGCATTGAAGGCAGGTTGTCCTCTTATGAGAACAGAGGGGAAGATAGATATGTCAAATGATCAAGCAGATTTCACACCCCAAGTGCGTAACAGTGCTATTTGGTCAGGTGATAGCCGTAAGGTAGCTAATGGCAAGATGGTAGATGTCATCTTAGAAAAGCAAGGTAAGAAGGAGTTAAAAGACCTCTCAGGCGTGGAAGCAGTGCAGATGGGTCATGTTATGCAGCCAACTATCGGTAAGCTGGCTCAAGATCGTTTAAAGATGGAGTTAAAAGATGCTGACTATAGTATTGCTCACCCTAGCCATGATTGGTTTCGCAGCCATTTTGATTTTATTAGTGCTGATGGCAAAGCTCTTGTAGAGGCTAAAAACTACAATGCTGCCGTTAGAAACAAGTTTGATCCTGATAGCAATAGGATTCCTGATGCGGATTATGCGCAGCTTATCCATGAAGCTGCTTGTCATGGTATTTCAAAGATATATCTTGCCGTCTTATTTGGTGGTCAAGAATTTCATACATTTGAATTTGATATTACAGATCAGGAAAAAGATGACCTTATCCAAAAAATGGCTCAAGTCTGGGGCTACTGTCAGTCAGGAAATCTACCTCCTGCGGAAACAATTGAGCAAACTAAGATCATTTACCCGTCATCCTCTACTGCGGTGGTTACGGCTACACAGCAAGTTGAGTTGGCTATCGCTCAGTTACGGGATGTCAAGAATCAGATTAAACACCTTGAGGCTACTGAGGAGCAGATTGAAGTGGCTGTCCGCAATCTTATGGGAGAGTGCCAGGAGATTAGAACAGTGGATGGACAGACATTAGTGTCTTGGAAGTCCTCTAAAAGCTCTAAGAAGTTCTCATCATCACTCTTTCAAAGTGCCATGCCTGATATTTATGAGCAGTTTGTGGTCGAAACCCCTGGATCTCGGAGGTTCTTAGTCAAATGAAACAAAAACACGCAGATCTAATAAAAGCATGGGCTGACGGTGCGATTATTGAAAAAAATAATGGCATGGGTCATTGGATTGAAGTAAATAAACCTGATTGGATGGACTGGGAAATTTATCGCATTAAACCTGAAAAGCCTGAAATAAAAATTGATTCCAAGTTGGTCTATTTGAATCTAAGGTTCACCATCAAGCGAGAAGGTCCTTTAATGAATATTACAGATGTGGAGTTAATCAAATGAGCAATATTGATATAGCAGTTTGGATCATGGCTGTAAGTTCAGTCATTGACACTATTTACACCTTATCGGAGATTATTCATGTCTAACATTGTCAGTTTTAACGAGATGGAGCAGATGGCACAAGCAATAGCCAAGTCTGGTCTGTTTGGTATGAAGGACACCAATAGTGTTTTAGCACTAATGGCGGTAGCACAGGCGGAAGGTTTGCACCCTGCTACGGCTGCCAGAGATTTTCACATCATCCAGGGCAGACCAGCATTAAAAGCTGATGCGATGCTTGCCCGTTTCCAAAATGCAGGTGGCAAAGTTGAATGGAAGGACTACACAGATGAATCAGTTACAGGAGTTTTTTCACATCCCGTCGGGGGTAACCTTGCGGTTACATGGACCATTGGACAAGCTACCAAAATTGGTCTTGTTAAACCAGGAAGCGGATGGCAAAAGTTTCCCAGAGCGATGCTCAGAAGCCGTTGTATTTCAGAGGGGGTTAGATCAGTTTTCCCAGGATCTGTTACGGGGTTCTACTCACCTGATGAAGTCGAAAACTTCGAAACCCAGACCGTCAAGCCTACCGTATTAAAAGACATGGGATCAGTCATTCCTCTGTCTCTTATACACATCTGACG